TTTTTAATAAATAGGCTTACATCAAATCCTTATATGGATGAAACAAGCCAAATACAACTTTTAGAGATTACAATGGTTGATAATGCTTCAACTGCTACTATTGATTACATTGGAGATGTTACCATAGAAACTCCAAAAAGATATTTTAATAATGCGTAAATTTGTAATATGGCAGCAGTAATAGGAAATAACGTTATGCTTTATTGGCATAGAACAGATGTTGACCCAGAGGTTGACGTAGCTTTTGCGTGTAGTACAAATTGTACGTTTAATGTAAGCGTAGACCAAAAAGAGGTAACAAGCCAATCAAGTGCTTGGTTTAGAGAATATAAAAATGATGTGGCTACTTGGAATGTAACTTGTGATGGGTTGATTACTTTGACTGGATTTTCTTATTTGTTTATGTTAGAAAAGCAGTTAGCAAGAGAACCAATAGAGATTAAGTTCGTAGTGGATAATGGAGTTGATGGTTTAACAATTATTAACGGAACTTGTAATATATCAAGTTTAGCAATAAACGCACCACAAAAGGATGTGGCTACTTACAATATTAGCTTACAAGGTACAGGTGCATACAATACAACAGGAACGGAGGTTGACCCAAGTGGTGTGATTATAGTAGGTGCAAATCCTGTTAAGACAAAAGGTTACACGGCAAGTGGTGGCGAAACATCAATTACTTTTGCTGACACAATCGGTTATGCTTGTTTGTACGTTTCAAGAGGTGGTGTGGATGCACAAAACATTTTAACAACAGGAACTCCAACAGGTGATGATGTCAAGTTTGTGAGTGCGACAGGGGTTCTTACTTTTGGTAGACCTTTAGAAGCTGGGGAGTATATTCGTGGATTATTTCAATAAAATATTATGAGTCAATTACAAGTAACAGGAGAAGCAAAAGTTAGAGATATACAAGGTCCAGTAGTGGCTAATAGTGGGGTAATAACCGCTTTAGATGGTGCTGCTTCTCAATATGTACGAGGGGATGGTACTTTAGCTGATTTTCCAACATCAAGTGGTGGTGGTAGCTCGGTTAGTTACTATCTTAATTCAAGTGTTTCACAAGGTACAATAGGAGGGGTTGCTTATAGAGAGTTAAGCAAAGAACCAATCATAGGTGCTGGAACTGACATTGCTATATCTTCAAACGGATATGTAGCGAGTTATTTAACTGATGCTAATGACCCTGATGTATTATCAATTCCTGGCGGTAACTTTAATTGTGAGTTTTATTTTAGTGTAAATAACAATACAGGTAATCCTTTTTTCTATGCAGAACTTTATAAGTACGATGGTACAACTTTTACCTTATTAGGTTCAAGCGTTGGAGTTCCAGAGTATATTAATCAAGGGACTATAATAGCACCTTATTATTTTGCTATTCCTGTAGCTACTGCTGCCTTAGCTTTAACGGATAGATTGGCAATTAGAATCTATGTAAACGTTGATGGTAGAACAGTTACTTTGCATACCGAGAATGGACATTTATGTCAAGTAGTTACTACTTTATCTAAGGGTATGGTTTCTTTGAATAACTTAACAGACCAATCACAATTTATAACTACAGGAACAAGCGGAACTGACTTTAACATTGTTTCAAGTGGCGATACTCATACTTTTAACATACCAAGTGCAAGTGCTTCTAATAGAGGTTTAATAACAACAGGAAGTCAAACCATTGCAGGTTATAAAACATTTAATAATGGTATAAATATACAAGGTGAATTATTATTAAGTGGAGCTACTGGTTATGGAGGTGGTATTAGATACAGGCAAGGAATTATTCAAGCATATGGTAGTACTGAAACTACAACTGAATTCCCTGATGTAAACAGTATTAAATATTATGTAGGTCAAGGAACTGGAGATTATAAAAATTTCGTATTTGATGTTGTTAATATAACCTTAAATGCTACAAGAACATACACTTTACCTGATGCAAGTGGAACAGTAGCTTTAACAAGTGATATTTCATATCCTGTTACAAGTGTCTTTGGTAGAACAGGTGCGGTTGTAGCGGTTAGTGGAGATTACAATACAAGTCAAGTAACTGAGAATACAAACCTTTACTTTACGGATGCAAGGGCAAGAGCAGCTTTAAGTTTTACGGCTGGTAGTGGTGCTTACAATAGCACAACAGGGGTAATAACAATACCTACCAATAATAACCAAATCACTAATGGCTCTAATTTTATAACCTTAACTTCTTTAAGTGCAGGTACAGGAATAAGCTACAACAATACAACAGGGGTAATTACTAACTCTGCTCCAGACCAAACTGTTAGTTTAACTCAAGGTGCTGGGATATCAATTAGTGGTACTTATCCTTCGTTTACGATAGCTTCAACGATTACTCAATATACAGATGCACTTGCAAGAGCAGCGATTAGTTTGACCACAACAGGTACAAGCGGAGCAGCTACTTATAACTCAACAACAGGGGTGTTTAACATTCCTAACTATGCACCTGATTTAAGTGGGTACGTTCCAACAAGTAGAACTATAACTATTAACGGAACTTCATTTGATTTAAGTGCGAATAGAACTTATAGTGTAGGAACAGTTACAAGTGTTGGATTATCTTCAGCTACAAGTGGGGTAACTATTGGTTCAACTCCTATCACTACAAGTGGTACGATTACTTTAGCTATTGCAACTGCAAGTGGTTCACAAAATGGTTTACTATCAAGTACAGATTGGACTACGTTTAATAACAAGCAGAACGCTTTAAATAACCCTGTAACAGGAACAGGTACAAGTGGTCAAGTAGCATATTTTAACGGAACAACAAGCATTACAAGCGAATCAAATTTATTTTGGGATGCAACAAATGACAGACTTGGGATTGGAACGAATATTCCTCTTCAGTTGTTACATTTAGAAACTACTCTTGCAGGGTCAAGTGGAGTTGGAACTGCAATACAAATAACAAGCGGAGGTGCAGGTGGTGACCAAGCATGGATTGGAGTAAATAAAGGTACTGGAAATGGATTAGAGATTTCAGTTGAAAATAGAGATATAATATTTAACACAGGAGCAACAACTCCATTTGGTGGAACGGAAAGAATGAGGCTTACATCTTCAGGCAATTTAGGTTTAGGAGTAACACCGAGTGCGTGGAATAGTGTTTTTAAAGTTTTAGAAAGTGGAGATACAAATAATCAAACTGCAATTGCTTTTCAAAATAATTCCAATGTAATATATTTAACTACAAATAGTTATTTTGATACAAGTTGGAAATATAAATTTAGCGACAATGCAGGTCAATACTTAATTGATGGAAATGAACATCGTTGGTATAACGCCCCTTCAGGAACGGCAGGTAACGCTATATCATTTACCCAAGCAATGACCTTGTTTGCAAATGGCAATTTAGCAGTAGGCACAACTACCGATGCAGGATATAAGTTAGATGTAACAGGAAATATTAGGTCAAGCGAAACTGTATTAGTTGGTAATGGTGCTGCTCAAACTGAATTAAGAATTAATAGCTTAGGTGGAACTAATCAAGGACCTTTTATGAGGTTTCAAAAGGCAGGTTCTAACAAAGGATATATTGGTACTTATTCAGCAATTATTAGTGGAACATCTGATGATTTAACTTACTATGCAACGGGTTCACAACAATGGATGACTAATAATAGCACTGCTACAAAAATGACGCTTGATGCGAGTGGGAGGTTGGGGATAGGTACTACTCCAAGTTACAAATTGCATATTATAGAATCAACTACTAATGGAAGGGCAGTTCAAGGAGTTGCAACTGCAACATCTGGCACAAACTATGGTGCAGTACTTGTTGCTGAAGGAATTGGTGCTACAAAAAACATTGGGTTATATGCATCTGCCGAAGGAGCTACAACTAATGTTGCCGCAGTTTTTGATAGTGGTAACGTTGGAATCGGAACGAGTAGTCCAAGTAGTTTATTAACAATTAGTGCAACTTCAGGAAACGCTATTTTAAGAATAATAAGAAGTAATACCGCTGATACAACAAATGATTTTGGTTCTATTCGTTTTGAAAATTCAGTTGCTACAACTTTAGCAAGCATTAGAGCAACAAGTGATAATGGAAATACTAATGCGGCATTAAGATTCCTATGTGGAACGGCTGATACCGAACGAATGAGAATCACATCAGGTGGTAAAGTAAACATAAACAATACCTCTAACACTAATTATCAGTTGTATGTAGATGGTGGTTCAAGTCCTGCTTTTGCTGCTTATAGTACTTCTGCTAATAATCAATTTAAACTTGCAGGAACAGCACCTGGACTTACAATTACTAATACAATAACCTCTCCTACAATAGGTGGTGCTTTAGGTGCTTGTACTTCTGCAAATGATTTTATAACAGGAACGGCTGCAGGGGATATGATTTTAATTAATCAGTATACAGGTAATAAGCTTTACATAACCAACTATTCAGGCGGTGTTTATTTAACACAAGGTGCTACTTCTTGGACTGCTAATTCGGATATAAGAATTAAAAATATAAATTCACATATAACAAATGCAGTTGAGAAATTATCTACTTTACAAACAATAAACTTCTGTTATAAAGATGACATTTCTAAAAAAGAGAATTTAGGATTGATAGCTCAAGAGGTTGAAATGGTATTCCCTGAATTAATAGAAACAAATAATGATGGAATACTAGGGGTAAGATATACTGAATTAATACCTGTATTAATAGAAGCTATAAAAGAACAACAAGAGCAAATAAAAGAACTTAAACTAGAATTAGATAAAATAAAAAATAAATAAAATGAAGAAAATTCAACCAATTCAAATTTGGCAAAATGGTGTGTTCGTAGAGGCAGTTTACCTTAATGCTTGGGCAGTAAATGTAACTTTAGGAACAAGTGCAGTATTTTGCTATAACCTACTAAGTGCTACTCAACAAAGATTACAAGATGGTAATTTAACAATGACAGGAGAAGCCTATGCACAATGGGAATTAGATTCTTATGCTTGGGATTGGGTTGCTGCTGAACTTAACCTAACAATCACAGGTGATTATGTACCTCCTGTACCTCCTCAACCAGAGCCAACTCCAGAACCAATTGTTGAAGAAGCTATTGAAGAAGCAATTTAATTGAATATTTAACTATATTTGTATATAAAATAAAAACTATGATAACAATTAATCAAGAACAAATCAAGGAATTAGAAGCGTTTATCAACACTATCCCAACTGCTTATGGTTTACCATTATTGCAATTTTTGGGTAAGTTAAACGCAGAACAAAATCCACCACAAGAAACAACTGAAGCGTAATGGTACATAATAGCAATCAATCGGACTTATTAACTATTCTTAGCGGTACAACCGCATTTATTAGTGTTGTAAATGTGCAACCAGTAGTTAGTCTTATAGCGAGTTTGATTGCTATTGTTTCTGGTTTATTTGCAATTCGTTATTACATTAAGGCAGCTAAAAGATTTAAGTAATGAAAGATATAGTAATCGTTCTATTAACGGCGGTTCTAATCTTTTTTATCGGAAGTGAGGCACGATACACCAAAAGTGAACCTGTAATCATAACTGATACAGTTTACCAAGAGAAAACTTTTACTAAGTTTATAAAGGGAAATTCAATCCCTTTTGTAGTTTTAGACACAATTTACATAGTTGAAACGGACACAATTACAATCGTTAAGGATTATAACCAAGTAAAGGTTTATTCCGATACTATGCGCATAGATTCTATTGGATACGCATACATTCAAGACACAATCAGTCAAAACAAGATACAAGGAAGGGGTTTTAGTGCCAATTTTAACCTACCTACGATAACAATTACCAAACTAATAGAGCCAAAGTTAAAGAACCAGCTTTATTTAGGGTTTATAGGCGATTTAAAGCACTCTAACGGACAAATTGGGATTGGCGGTTCAATTGCCCTTAAAACGGCTAAAAACACCTTATATACGGCAACGGCAACAATGAACGGATATTCTTTCGGATACTATAAAAAGTTTTAATATGAAGAAGTTTATTATTTCAATGTTTAGTGATGAAGTTGGTGCAATGAGCCATAAAAGGATTTTAGCTTTTATAGGTGCTATTTGCTTATATACAACTTTTGTAATTACTAAAAATGACCATTTAGGCGATTTAGTATTTTATATGAGTATGGCATTTGCAGGTTTAACAACTATTGATAAATTCAGTAAATAATGGAAAACAACGAAAAAAGAGCATTTGCAATTGGTTTTGTATTGTGGGTAATTGGATTAATTTACTTTATAAATCAAGTAATATGATTTCCAAGAAGGCAATTGAAATGATAATTAAGCACGAGGTAGGTGGCAGAGCCGTGTATGAAAAAAGATACCAAAAGCCTATTTGGGCAGGTGGGGATAGCGGATGTACGATAGGCTTGGGCTATGATCTTGGCTATGTAACCGAAAAGCAGTTCTTTAGCGATTGGGATGGCTTAAATTTAAACTTTCTTAATGCGTTAAGGAAAGTGGTAGGGATAAAAGGTGAATCGGTTAAATCAATGATGCGTGGGGAAATACTACAAGTTAGGATTCCGTACAATTTTGCCTATGATGTATTCGTTAATAAGTCGCTACCTAAATACTATGCTTTGACTAAAGCAATTTATCCAGAGTTAGATACTTTAAACGAGGACACAAGAGGTGCGTTGGTTTCAATGATCTATAACAGGGGTAATAAGTTAGATGGCGATAGGCGCAAGGAAATGAGGGAAATAGTTAATCTTGTGGCAAAAGCTGATTACGAGGGCATAGCTGACCAAATAGAAAGGTCTAAAAGACTTTGGGAAAATGTTGGACTTGATGGACTTGTAAAAAGAAGGGAGGAGGAGGCAGACTTGATACTAAACTCACTAACCTAAAATAAACCTATGGCAACAACAAAAAAAGGCGGAAGCAAAACCACAATGAGTGGTCAAATAGTCTTGGACTATTTAGCCAAATATCCTCAATGGATGCCTTCTAATACTTTAGCTTCTTTGATTATGAAGGAGCAATCAGCACACTTTGACAATCAAGAAAATGTACGTTATTTGGTACGTTATTACAGGGGTAAGACAGGTGAAACAAAAAGTGTAAAAGGAACTAACAAACAATTTGTAGAAGATTTTAAACGCACTGCTTCAAACTTTGTTCAACCGCCTACTTGGGTTGAGGAAAAGGTTGTTTACTGTTTGCCGATAGGAATTAAGAAGATGGGTTTTATAAGTGATCTACAAGTTCCATTCCACGACCCTAAAGCTATTGAGGTTTGCTTTAAATACTTACTGGACCAAAAGATTGATTCATTATTTATCAATGGTGATTTGGTTGACTTTTACCAATTAAGCGATTTCCAAAAAGACCCAAGAGTTAGAAAGTTTGATGAAGAATACGAGGCTATAATTGAGATGCTTGGATTTATAAGAGCATCATTCCCTTTGATTCCGATTTATTACAACTTAGATGCAAATCACGAGTTTAGGTACGAAAGGTATATGCGAACCAAAGCACCAGAGTTATTAGGGTTAAGCGGTAAGTTTGACATTGAGGAAATCTTGATGCTAAATACTTTTAACATTATACCTATAAAAAATATAGATCACGTTAAGTTTGGCAAATTACCTATCATACACGGCGATACTACATTTAGAAGGGGAAGCGGTGTAAACCCAGCTAAAACCCTTTACGATAGAGTTAAGCAGTCGGCAATTGCTTCTCACGTTCACCAAGTACAATCTTACACAACCAAGAATCAATTTGATGAGGAAGTCTTTACTTGCTGGACCACTGGACATTTGATGCATCCTAACGTGGAATATTGTAAGCACGTTGATAATTACTCACAAGGATTTGCGATATTAGAAAAAGATGTTGAAGGCTACTATTCGGTGCAAAATAAAAGAATCTATAAAAACAAAATTTTCTAATATGAAATACCCTAAAAACTTTGCAAAATTGACACCAATACAACAAGAGCAATGGTTAGTTACTAAACTAATTGAACTGCACAACTTAGAGCAAGAAATCAAGTTAACATTAGGCAAAATAAGAGGTGGTGAGAAACTTATATTTAAAGAAATAGACAGACCAGATTTAGCTTTATTAAAAGATGAAGATTAAAATCATATATCGCAAATTAGGTAGGGAACAGGCTCACGGCATT